ATGGACTACCTACATCAAAAAAAGTAGTATCAACATTAACATTAACAAGATAAGAACTTGTTGGTGTACCTGACGCATTACCTGTTACTGCAATAGCTCTAAATGTTCGGTCTGAACCATTTTCATACACAAGAAAAACCATAATATGGTTGTTGTCTGGGTCAAAAAGTGTTGTATGTGCTTTTATATCATCTGTTGTTATTAAACTTAAACTGCTACCTTGTTTTGTTAGTGTTGTGCCTGATATTGTATAATTAGCTATAATAAGTTTTGGGTCACTTTCTGTTTGTATTGTTGCACCAAGTACACTTCTACTTGTATCAAAAGCAATACCTGCACCATTAGATGTAACACTATTAATAACAACTTTTGTACCAAAGGATATTGTTCTTCCAGAGTCATCTACAGTTGCTACTTGCACAGTACCATAATTACTATTTGCACCATCTCGATATGCAACTGCAACTTTATCATCTGCTACTTGAGCTAATGCAGGAGATACATAATTAATATCATTCGTGCCATTAAATTGGTTTGTTGTGCCGATACCCTCTGTAACAGTATTACCTGTTTGTGCAACTTGTTTTGCTTTACCTGCTGCAGTAATTATAACAGCTTTACCTGCTGTAATAGAACCATCAGCTACAAGACTAACTGTTCCACCAGTTGCCATATTTGTTAATGCTGAACCATCTACTGCTGGTAACTTGGCAGAACCATCTAATTGAACAACATTACTTGCTGATGTACCTGCTGTTAATGTTGCAGCACTACCTAATCCTAAATTAGTCCTTGCTGTACTTGCGCTTGCTACATCTGATAAATTATTACCAGAACTTAAAAATCCACTTGCAGTAAACGCAGCTTGTACCCATGCGTTTGATGAATTTCTAACAAATAATTCATTTGATGTTGTATTAAAATATAATGCACCTGTTACTAAAGCATCACCATCATTATCAACAGTAGGTGCTGATGATTTTGCACCTAAATATCTGTCGTCAAAACTGTCAAAAGATGCAGCAGCTGATGTAGCACTTGAGGCAGCAGCAGTTGCTGATGATGCTGCGGCAGTCGCGCTAGACGCTGCATTTGTAGCTGATGTAGCAGCATTTGATGCAGATGTAGCAGCAGCTGTTGCAGAACCTAATACACCATCAACATAACCTTTTGTCGTTGCATCAGCAGTATCAGTCGGTGTGTCTAAACCTGTAATTTTATTGCTACCCATAGCAAGGTTACCAGATAATGTACCACCACTTAAATTAAGTTTTAGTGCATCTGCTGTATCAACATAAGTTTTTGTTGTTGCGTCATTTGCAGATGATGGTGCTTTTAATCCACTAACAGTATTAGAATTTGCGTTAATATCGCCTGTCATTGTACCACCTGCAAGTGGTAATTTTGCTGCGATAGAATTAGTTACAGTTGTTGAGAAACTAGCGTCATCACCTAATGCTGCAGCTAATTCGTTTAATGTATTTAGTGCTGCAGGTGCAGAGTCAACTAAACCAGATATTTCGGTATCAACATAACCTTTTGTTGCTGCATCTGTAGAACCAGATGGTGTAGCAAGACCTGTTATTGTTTGTGAGGTCGTACTATCCATATCTAATGTACCATTTATAGTAACATTATTAAATGTAGATGTGCCACTTGTTGCGGTAACATTACCATCTATTGCACCGACAAATTTCGTATTCGCTGTTATTGTTGTTCCTGTTATAGCGGCTGGAGTTGTGCCACCTACAACACCATCTAAAGTACCTGTTACATTACCTGTAAGATTACCAGCAAAATTTGTATTAGCGGTTATGACTGTGCCTGTAATAGCTGCAGGTGTATTTGCACCTATAACACCATCAATATTACCTCCTGATATAGTCACGCTACTGCCAAGACCAACAGTCGAATTTGCAGACAATGTTGTAAAAGCTCCTGTGCTTGCACTAGCCGCACCTATTGGTGTACCATCTATTGCACCACCATTGATGTCTGCTTTAGCTACGACAACCGAACCTGTGCCATTGGGCGTAAGATTGAGGTCACCATTAGTATCTAAAGTAACAATAGTGTTACCGTCTAGGTGTAAATTATCTATTTTAAGAGTAGATAATACTTCATTACCTAAATTAAGATCGGCAAGTTGTGACATAAGTTCACGAATAGCATTATTAATATTAGATGGTGCTGTACCCTCAGCAATACTAATACTATTTAAGTCAGTATTATTTGCTGCTGTAGCATCAAACTGTGATATTTTCGTTTTTGCCATGTTTTACTCCTGATTATCTGTAATTGCTTGTGCTGTTGGTACTGTTGCAGTTTGTGAAAATGCTGCTAACGAACCTTGCCCTTGTGGTAAATCTTTATATAAATTATTTACCCTGCGTATTAAATTTAAAAATTTGTTTTTAAGAATTGTTTGATATTGTGTGCCTTTACTGCCTGATGTTGCAGCTAATGATGCAATCTTTTTTAGTGATGGTTGTGATAATAAATAATTTGCTAAGTACAATGTGCCAAAACCTACCATACCTGATACACCTCCTGTAAAAGCACTAGAACCTATTAAAGCTGCACCAGTTGCACCACTAGCTAATCGTAATGTACCTGAACGCATTATAAATTGATTTAAGTCTGGTATAGCTGATGGAAATTGCTCTATCATGTTTAAAAAACCCTCGAACCTTTCCATAGTCATATTGTCAAAACCACTAATCATTTCTTTTGTTCTTGCATATTTTAAACTATTTTTATTTGTTAATCCTAATTCTTTTTTTAAAGCTGCCATGTTTACACTTGGTTCAACTGCATCAAAAGTTAAATGTTTTTTTAATATATCGTCAATATGACCTGACGCTATATCGTTAAAATCATCTTTTCCGATAGTTTGTTTTAATTGTCGTAATTGTTGAACAGATGTACCTTTTTCAAAAAAATCTTGTGCAACTGTATCACCATATTGTTCATAGTGTTTTTTATAACCACTAAGGTTTCTTAATTGACCAACTTTACTTTCAATTAATTTAATGTTTTTTGTATTCATTAAATTCATTAATTTAGTAAATTTTCTATCACCATCTGCTAATTCTTCTGCACCATCTTTTCCAGATTTATATATTGTATCTTTTACAGATTTTTTTATATCTCTAAGAGCATTATAGGCTCGTCTATTACCACTATCTAAAGCTGTTTGTATGCCAGACTTGCTTGGGTATGGATCATACTTATTAGCTTGTACTGTTAATTCTTCCAAAATTTCTCTTAAATCTTCACCACTAATTTTATCTTTTGCAAAAATTTTATTGACATAATTTGTTAATTGATTTGGCATTTCAACAAATTCTTTTGCAGATTGTGATTGGCTTTCTGTAACTTTAAATGTATCTTTTACTTGTCTTGGAGTTATAATAATTTGCCCAGTTTTTTCTTTTGTTTCTTTTGTAACTTCACGAGAAAAATGCTTACTTATTGCGTTTTTAATTGCTGTATTGTCAAATGTTTCTTTTTCAAGTTTAGCCCAACCAGAAATGTATAAGTCATTCGCTGCTGTTTCCATATCTTCAACATATTTGGTACTTGCATCTTTAATTGCTTTAGACCTTTGTTCTACAGTTAATTGCTTTGGATTAAAAACTGTTGCTGTGTAATCTTCTAAAGCTTCATATAAATCTAATATTTTTTTTCTACCAATCATAAAAGGCATACGAGATGTTAAATTAAACATAGCTTCTAAAACTTTTATGCCAGTAGTAACACCTATTGGTACTTCAACATTTCTTCCAATAGTAGATTGCACATCATCTTGTAAAAATTGCAAGGCTTCTTTTTTTCTTTGCGGTGTTTGTGAAAGCCTTGCTAACTTAGATAAATTATCATCAACAACTGATCCTTGTTCTGTTGCTAATTTTTTAGCATCATCTATTTTTTTTGCAGCTAAATCTTTACCACGACCTAACATTTTTCTTGCTGGGTCGGTAGCTAATTTAATTGCTTTACCTACACCAAATGTACCAGCAGTTAAAAGTCCATCAATAGTTCCAACTGCTATAGCATCTGCAACAACTTCATCATTGTCTGGTCTTGGCAAGTCAGGGTTGAGATAACCGCCTAGTTTATCAGCCAAAGCTGTTGCTCCACCTGAACCTACACCAGCACCTATTGATGTTCCAACAACAGGCGAACCAAAAGAACCAGCTATACCACCTACAACACCACCTATAACTTGCATAGTTGTTTTAACACCTTTAGGTAGTAAATCAGGATATTCGTCAGCACCATAAATGCCAAGTTCAATACCTTTTTGCCTTACCTTGCGATAATATTCTTTTTTATCAATTTTATTTGCTTGTACTAGAGCATTACCTGCACTTTTATAATTTTCAAATTCAGCTAAACTCATTAAGAACTCCTAACATTTTCAAGAACTCCAAATGTAGATTCAGCTTCTTGCATTGACCCTTGCCAATCAGGAGTAGATGATGTTACATTCATAGAAACACCCCTTGCTCGTTCTAAAGACTGTATTCTATTGTTTGACCTAATAATAATATTATCAAATTTTCTAATACCCTCTCTAATTTTACCCTCTTGACTTGCAGTCAATCCACCTCTTGCTAATTCTGCTTGTAAATCTGATTTAGCTTTAGCAAAAATATCTCTAAGTTGTAGAGTTTGTTGTAATGCTTTATATTCATTCATTTTTGGTTTTGGCAATAATTCTTCAACAGATTTCATTTGATAAACACTATCTCTTGTTGTGTACTTTGTTTTTTGAGCTTCCATAACTTCTTTATTATAAGTTACAGTAGCCGCTAATGCTTTTTCTGTTGTTTTTAAAGGTAATCCCAAAGCACCAGTAACTGCACTAACACCAGCATCAAATCTATCTTTAGCACCATAGGCTTGGTCTGCAACCATATCTCCTGCATAAACTTCTGGAAATTGTTGTTGATAACTTTCAGGTGTTAAATCTGGTTGTAGCTGTGGGCGATTTAATTCACCTTTACTAGCTAATTTTGTTATTACTTTTTCAAAATTTTTGTCTGATAAATTTGCAAATTGTGGATATTGCTTTCTTAATTGTGCTAGATTTTCTGCTTGTTGTCTGCCTTGTTGTATTTGCATCATTGCACCATAAGGATCACCCTGCATTGGTTCACCAATAGGTCTTAACGCACCAGCTTTTTGAAACTCTTGTGCTACTGCAAGTATAGGTGCTGCACCCATGTAAGCATCAGAAACCCTATCTAGTAAACCACTTGCTCTTTGACCTAATGTTTTTTTAGGCTGTGGCTGAGCTGGTTGAGTAGGTAATGGATTTACTTGATTATTTAGTAAACTTTGAGTTTGTTCATTTAATTGTAAATTAGTAGAGGGAGCTGGAGGCAAATTTAAAAGTCCTAATGTTGTTGTATCTACAACAGGTTGTTTATTCATCATAATATTTTCAACTGTTGCTGCAGCTGGCATAACACCTGCATTTGCATTTCTCATGGCTTGATTTTGAGCTAATAAATTTGCAGCTTCCATTTTTTTTTGTGGACTTATTTGTATGTTAGGAGATAATGCTCTTTGAGCTTTTTTTAAATTTTCTTCTCTCTGCAATCGCAACAGTTCAGCGTTTTGTTGAGGGTCGTTCGTATCGTAAATATTACCTTTATATTGAACTCTAGCCATCATAAACCTCCTAAGAAACTGCCAAGCCCTACAATATTACCAATAGTTCCTAAAGTTTGATTTAATGGATTAGTAACATAAGGAGCAGTTTGTGATCTATAACCACCTGCAGCTTGACCAATTTGACCTAAGAATTGATTTAAGTTTCTTGCTGGTGCAGATTGTAAGAAATTAAATCTATCCATATTTGCTGCAATTTCTCTTTGTGCTTGATTTTGACGCATTGCACCTACTCTAGCTAAATCTGCATAATCTTGTAAATCAGCTCTAGCTATTGATGGAGCTGCACTAATCATAGCATTTTGTCTTGCTCTTTCAGTTTGATAATTTTGCATAAGTGGAGTTGCAAGTGAACGAGCTAATACATCTTGATTAGCACCAGAGCCTAGACGACCTGCACGACTAAATTGACTTTGCACATTTTGCGTAATTGGGTCTAATACTGCGGTTTGAAAATAAGGATTATTACCTGATAAAAAATTACCACGCAATGTATTTAAAGAAAGGTCTTGTGCCTCTCTTGTTAATGGACTACCAGATAATGCTCTATTGGTTTGTAATGTCATAGCCATTTGTTGTTCTGGACTAAAACCAGCTACAGTATTGTCTGGAAAATAATTAAAACCACCACCAGTATTGTATAATCTCTGTGCTTCATTTGCACCATACGCTAAAAATGGTGCTGCATAAGCAGGGGGATTTACAGTTGTAGTTTGTGGTACTACTTTGTCCTGTCCTATACTCATTATATACTCCTTATTGAAATTGTGCCTACATCTTTGTAGGTTCTATCTTCGTGTTTAATTTTTGACCAACCCTTACGACCTAGTATCATTGATTTTTTACAACCAATAGATTTAGCCCATTCACAAATTGGTTTTTCCATTTCTTTTAATTCTTCTAAATCACCACCACCTAACCAAAATCGTATCATCTTAAATTTAGGGTATGTTACTATTTCTGTTACACAAGCAGATTTTTGCCCAGTCCATAATTGAGCATCACCTCTTGCTATTGCATAGAATACATCTTTTTCACTATGACTATCAATGCCTCTGTTTAAAGCTTCAAGTATGTATTTGCGTGATTTTAACCACGCTTCTTTATCCAATAATGATGTATTCATATTGTCTTGTTGTTCCACTACTATTATGTGTAATTGTAAAAGACCCATTTGTTCTTGTTGAAACAAATAAAGCTGTAAGTTCTGCTGCAGCATTAGCTGATTTTGGCATAAAAGTTATAACACTATTTTCACTAGCACGAACATCATTGACTGTTGTTGTCGTAGATGAGGTTTGCAAGGTTATTGACCCTGTTGAATTAATACCACCATCTAAAATACGATTAACAACCTCTGCAACCTGTCTAGGATTACCACCTTGATTAGCTAACCTTTTGTACTGATTATCAGCCATTATCGTTTACCTGTTGTTTTTGCCTCTATCTCTACACCTTGTATATATTTCCATGTACCTGATACATTCAGTCTTATCTTATGATACCTACCTTGATTTGACCTAACATTACAATATCCATCTGTATTTAATGTGCTTTCTGTACCAAAACTATCTTCATCAACTTGTCTATTTCTTGATGACACTTGTGCTGTTACTGATGGTGATGTACCACCAACAATTTCTACATAAGGTATAACATTAGTAATAATACTTGTCCGACCATTACCTGTATCTAAATCAGCAGTTTCTATTAATGCTTGTTTGTTAATACCACTAAATGTATGTAATTTTTTATCTTTTGCTCCACCAAAAATAAATTGACCACCAATATAAATTGATGAGTCAAGTGATGCAGGTAATCCATCTAATGATGTACTAATACTATCTAGTTCTTCTAATGTGTAATTTATTGTCATAAATGGTGATATAAGTTCACAATCTAATTCTGCATACGACCATCTTTGTAAGGCATAATTATATATTAGTAATCTGTCAGGTGTATCATCATTAGAACTACCTGATGTATATGACCAAACGACAATTTGTTCGGTAGGGTCAACCGCAGTAGATATTCTACCCTTGTTTCGTATTGTAAAATCATCAAAGAAAAAACGATTTACTTTTTCTGCCCCTATGGGTGTGCTTCTTTGCCCATCAAATTGATAAAAACCATCATCTGATAAGTAAAAAATTATTTCACCAACATTTGCTACTGAATTTGGATAGTTACAACCAAAACCTGTTTGCACTTTGTCAAACTGAAATATTAATGGTGTACCAACATACGAACCACGCACTATACCTTTTTCACATAATATCGTTGCATATTCACCACCAACGATACCTGTTATATCACCCATATCAAATATATCTTGTATATCAGATTGGTCTGTGCCTATAGTCCAACCTGTGTGTGATGCAAGTGATGAAAAATACACACGATTAGAATAGACTGTGCCACCATATTTAACATTACCTGTAAATACAAAGTCACCAACAACTGCTATATGTTTAGCTGCAGGGCTACCAGATATGTCAGCGAAAGCAGAACTTGTACCATTATCATAGACTTGCAATATATTGTTATGCCCTGATGCACCAATAACAAAACCACTAAAGTCAATAAACTTCCATATATCCTCATTACCTA